CTACATCTAAGAATAATCTTACGATTAACTTGTTTCTTAACCATCCTTCCATGAAAGATACATCATCTAACATCTCAGTAGATACTTTGAAATAAGCTGCTCTTTTTACTAAAGCTACAGAAGTAACAACGAAATCATTATCAATTTGGTCTTTAGCTGCACCTTCAGCAGTACCATCAATAGTACCATCTTGTCCAGTTTCATACACCCACTCAATAGTGTTTGCTGCTGTTCTTAACTTTGGAAATAAAGCATAAGATTTTGCTTCTCTCTCAGCAATATCATTGATACCTTCTAATCTTTGTGCTTGTGGTACATTACCACCAGATACGTTACCAGCAATAGTCATATCACCAGCAGCCTTCAATTCAAATCTGAAAGAATGTCTTCCATCTTTAGCTTTAATGAAGTCTTCTCTGTTATCAGCTAATGCCTTTCTAACTGAATTCTCAGCCATTCTTACAGAAGATCCAGATAAAGAACCATCTTGTAATTTCTTCAAGATAATCCCTTGTGTTTCTAATGCTGATTCTAAAGATTTAACTTTGTGTGCTTTTAATTCCTCAACTTCAGTAGTTAAAGATTTAATAGCTACATCATTAGTTTCACCTTCTAATTTTACTAATCTTTCTTCTAATTGAGTATTCTCGTTTTTTAGTTTACCTACGTAATACTCTTGTAAATTCTTAGCATCCATTGATGCCAATTCATCTGCTGTTTTTTCTACGAACATCTTTTATGAATTTAATATTAAGTTTAAAAATAATTGTTTTTTTTCTTCAGATTGAATTTCTGATAATTTAGATCCAGCCCAAGCCTTCATAGATTTTCCACCCCATAGTAGATAGCTTATTGTTCCACAAGCCTTTTCATCACTTGCATCATAATACTCTTCTGCTCTTGATAGGTACGAATAAACTCTATTTAATACATCCAAAGAGAAACCTCTTCCAGCAGCAATATCTCTACCTCTTTGTTTTCCAACATCAGTAGCGCATTTATTACCAACTGCTTCATTTAGTTCAATTCCCTTCTTAGCATTTGCAATTGCTTGTTTTGGATAATCATCATACAATTCAGCCTTCTGTTGTGCTTCATTCGGCTTTTCAGTAACAAAAGTGTCTTTAAAAGACGGCTTCTCCATGATAAGTGAATCTCTAAGCTGTTGAATTTGTTTGAATCTCATTTCAATATTCTCTAATCTAGCATCTGTACCCTTACCATTCTTGATGGCTTTCATAAAGGATTCTTCCAATATGTGTATCTTGCTAATTAGATCATTGTAATCGCCACTTGATTTAGCAGCGTCTATAACTGGTGTAAGGCTGTTACTACCAAAGGTAACTCCAGAACCTTCCCATAATTTTACTTCTGTGATATCATAATGTCCCTTTTCAGAGAATTCTGAATCTTCTACATATTTAACTTTATCTGCAATATAATTAAAGCCAATAGAATGCTCTCTAAGAATACCATCTTGGTAATCCAATAATGCATCCTTACCTTCTGTGCTTCTTCCCATCTTAGAAACAAATCTAAGTCCATATTGATCTTCATCTAATTCAAGGATCTTACCAATTTGTCTATCCCAATCATGGTTTCTTAGATGTGCAATTCTTCTATTACCAGCAGATAAAGGCCCTCTTTCTTGGATAGATTTCTTGAATGCACCCTTTCTAATTACATCATTATCTGCATCAATAGAATCAAAAGATGCATAATATCCAGATACTATTCCTTCTTTATCATCAATATCCTTTATCTCTAAAGCTAAATTCTTACAAGCATATCTAATGCTTAACTTATCTTCTATCCTCATCTTAATCAGTTATATCAACCATTTCTTGTGCTTGTTCTATTGTTATAACTCCACTTTCTAATAGCTTAATTACTCTATCTACCTTTTTATCTTTGTCCTCATGCAGAACCTCAACATCTGATACGTCAAACTTAAGGCATAAGTTTTTACCTTCCTCTTTAGAATAGCTTTCAACAAATGATCTATTATAAGATGCTTCCATCATTCTAAGGATTGGAATGTTAACATTAGTCCACAATGCTTTCTCTGCTTCCCTCCTATTATTGAATGTTTTATTAGCTGGATCATTGAATAAAGATGAATCAATTCCATATACATTACAGATTGCTCTTAATGTCTTAACACCCATCTCAATAATCTGCATATCAGCAGCAGTCATCCCCATAGGATTATACTTCATCTTGGATGGTGTAATAATTGATTTACCAAAGTTTGATGCACCACCAATCTTAGAATCGAATGCTTTTTGTGCTGAATCTAATTCTTGATCATCTAATACATCATCAGATTCATTGGAGATAAATCCGATTGCACCTTTATTCTTCAATAAATTACTACTGGCTTCCCATTGATTTAATGAAGTTCTATATGGATATACAGCAGATTGTAATGGAGATAATCCCATTCCACTCATTAATCCTTTCTCTGTAGGATTAAAATACTTCATGTGGATAATTTCTTCTGCTGAATAGGTAGTATCTATTCTATCAATCACATAATTGTAGCTAATTATATTATAATTGCTATCTAAATTTGGAGTAATTCCTTGAGTATATAATACTTCTAATTGCCTAAATGCACCTTCTGCACCAAGCCCAATAGAATCTATACCTCTTGCTAATGCATTACCAGTTAATGCTAAATTAACCACTAAACCAAATTGAAATTCATTCCATGTCTGATTAGGATTAGGAGAATAAAGTAAATCATTTAACTTACTGCTTTCATCCTTGATTAACTCTCCATTCCTTTCTTCATATACACACCACTTAACTGATGAGGTAGTATTAGCAATCTTATCTACTATTGGCTTTAAATCTGGGCTTCTTGAGTACCCTTGATTAATAAACTCAGTAAAGTTTGCTGTTGGATTATCCTTATCAAAGCCAAAGAATTCATTCCAATTTATCTTCCTATTGGTATCTGTTTGGAAGAATTGTATTGCTTTCTGTATTAGATTCATTGCACTAATTTACAAATTTATTTGAATATTCTTTTAGGCTTGTTAACTTGTTCAGCACATCCAGTAATACAATCTTGTGCATCATCATGATTATTTGTCCCTTCCCTTTTATAATTCTTCATTGAAGCGTAAAACTCACCCCACATATTTCCCCATCCTTCTGGATAAAATACATTCTCTTCAATCCAATAACTATTTGACCATATACGAGATTTCTTGTTTTTAGTTTGCGTAAATGTCTTAATAACGGTAAAATTATTGGTTAAAAGCCTTTTTACATTCCTTGCAAAGCCTCTTCCTCCATTATTTGCTTCTATCTTTGCTCTCAAAATACCATCCTTTTCAAGCATTTTAGCTACTGCTGGCTCAGTATATTCCATAGATTTCTTGGTATATAGCACATCTAAGATATAAATTTGATCATTATTAATCAGATAATTGATGCTACAAAGGTAATCTGATCCAGTATCTGCTGTATCTGTATAGTTAAATCTCTGTCCCTCTGGTAATTCTGAATAGGTTTTAAAGTCTTTATACATCCTTCCCATCTCATCAACTGGCTCTTGCATATAGTTAGCACCAAAGATTGCTGGAGATGTTTTACTCTTCTTATCAGCATAATCTTCATAGCTTAATAATTCTGGGCATAACATCTTTCCATCCTTATAGGCCTCCATCTTCAAGATGTGCCATCTATCTGCTTCAGTTTCTAATATCCTTCCACATAAGTCTTTAGTAGCCCATCTTGTCATGTTAATGATCTGGATACTACCTTGCTCTAATCTTGATAGGAATGTATCTGTATAGAATTTCCAATGCTCTTCAAGTATCCTATCATTAAATGCTTCCTTATCATTCTTAATTGGATCATCAATAATACCAATGTTACAACCAATACCAGTAATAGTACCACCCATACCAGTACCAAGATAGTTGAAATGTTGGCCCTCTAAACTCCACATTGAATTGGATGAATCACCATACTTAATATTGACATTAGGAAAGATATCATTCATACCAATCTTCTTAAACTCTAAGTTTTCAGTATCAATTGTATCTCTAACACCTTTGGAGAATCTTCCAGCTAATGATGAATTATAGGATACTGCAATCACTCTATTGCTTTGGCTTTTACCTAATACCCATGCAGCAAAGTTAATTAAGCTAAATGATTTACCATGTCTTGGTGGCATGTTAACCATCACCCTCTTGATAGGATTGCCATCTGCATCCTTTACTTTGCCCTCATAAATTGCTTGTAATGTATCTGATAAAGTCTTTAGATGTGCTTTATCATCTGTAAAGAAATCTGGATAAAGAGCCTTCTGGAAATGCCAAAAGGATTTCTGTGCTGCTGTTATCTTAGCGTATCTCCTTATCTCCTTATTTGTCATCTATCTTAATGATCTTAGAATCTTCATTAGCTTCTCCCATAGATGTTTCTACCCATATATTATATTCTGTACATTCAGATTTAAAAAGGGAGATTTCTGTATTCTCCCCTTCCTTCCATACCCTCCAGTATTCAAATATTCTGGTCTGCTTATTACCATCATAATCCAAAAACTCAATCTCATAAGTTCCAGAATCAATTAGGTATTGATATATAATCTCTAAGTTCATCATCCGACAAACGAAAGATACTCATAATTTTCTATACTTAATAAGTCTTGATTGATGATTGATTCAGAGCCATCATCCTTTCTGATCACTTGGAAGATTTTTGATTTAAAAGGATTAGTTTCATCCTTAACGAATCTACAAAAGCAATTAAGTGTATCCCAGCTAACTGGCTTTAGTGTATTGGCTTTCTGCTTTGCATCATCCATGCTATTAGCATATACTACCATTCCTTTCATAATACCTCTTTCTCCATTGTTAAATACTATCCATTGTTCCATAAGTCCTATTGTTTTTAGTTATTGATACGGCTAAATATTTTTGCCATTGTTTCATAAGAATAAAAAATGGGGACTAAGCCCCTTGTGATTAAATGAATAAATTTTCTAAGTTTGATAACTTATTGATTTTTCCTTCTATCCTTTCTTCAAGTTTTTCGATGTCTTGAAAATGCTTACTAGCTTGTGCATCTGTCTTCCAATAACTAATACTTTTCATCTCAAATAACTTATCATACATTTTGTGTATTGTCTTTACCTTTGATGGAGCCACATCATGAAACGTACAAGCGAAATCAGATTTACATAACTCATATTCTAAGTTAATATCTCCTTCAACTACATAAGAATAATTTACTATGTCTTTGTCCATGAATAGATGTTCTAATACTTCATCTACATTTTCAATTGTTACAATTACGTTTTCTGAGTATTTCTTGTATTGTATTTCGATTGCTGTATTCATTGTCCTATTGTTTTACTTGTCCTTTGATGAATCAAATATATAACAAGTAAACGAGAATAACTAATAAAAGTTACTAAAAAACTAAAATTTCTTTCTTATTTGTAAAATTATGATTGCTAAATAGACAGAGAATGGTCTATGATAATACTCTTTTCCTTTAAGTATTGCCATCATTAAAGCTGGTTTATTAGTAGTAATAGCATTAATCAATATCTTCAGATGTATCATCATCATTCAATTTTGATAATTTCTCCAGCTGCTCTAAAGTAAGTCCTTCAAATGGATTAGTAAATGATCCACCATTATTAGTAATATCTTTAGTTTCTATATATCCTCTTTTTCTACCTTTTGTCTTTAAGTAGAAGATTGTGGATGTTGGAATCTTATCTTTAATCTGCTCATGCAAGGATGATTCAGCAAAATCCAATGCAACATTATCGATATCATCAATGGCCTTCTTAAAGTCTGCATCAGTATTGTAATACTCATAGTAAGTAGTTCTGGATATACCAACTTTCTTACACGCTTGAGTAACTATACCTAAGCATTTTTCCATTGCATCAATTAGCTGCTTTTTATATTGTCCAGATGTGTTAGCCATTTTCAATATTTACTAATACGTAATATTCCTTCAATCTGTTTAGGAATCTCTTATAAAACTGCCTCATTTCAGCCCCTAAAAATATAAATTCTTGATAGCTTTTATCAGTAAATATAGCAATAATTCCTCTATCAATCATTATTCCTTGCTCAAGTAAGGCCCCATAGTAAGCCCCAATCTGTAACTTATAATCTTCGATGTACTCTAATTTCTTTGGCTTAGAGGCCGTTTTAAAGTCATTGATGTAGGTAATACCATTTCTAACTAATATAGCATCATAACGGCCCTCATAGCAGTATTTTTCAGATACTACTTGCTGCTCTGTGCTTTTGATAGTGTAAGGCTCTAAGAAGTCATCCAAGAGGGCATTATTAGATTGGTTTTGATCTGCGTATAATTGTACGTTTTCATCTAATAATCTGCCTCTCTTGAATGCTTCTTGTATAATCCTATCAGCTTCAGCTTCACCAACTGATGCCCTCCAAGATTCTAAGCCTTTCTTATCCTTAGTTTTACTCAATATTTTCGTCACTGACGGGTACATCTACAATTGAATCTTTTTCTTCTTGTGTTAATACTTCCAATAGATAGCTATATCTAACTGGCTCATACTCATTAACTGGCAGACATAGCTGATCTTCATATACATAAGCCTCTTCAACATCAGCCCAACAATCAGCAGAGTAATGGAATCCATCCACTCCTACTTTAGATAATAAATGTAGATGAATCCTTTCTTGCAATGCGTTAAATCCTTCTGTATCTTCTTGTGTAAATAATATTGCTTTCATATTAATATATTTGATATCTTCCATTTATCCAATCAGCAACTTGTGCAACTTGTGTAGCATCGTGTGTAGCATCATAGGATAATATATCTCCATAATTTACTGTTCTTGTACTATGTGCATATACTCTATCAAATTTAACTGGCCAGTTTACTACAGAAGAACTAGTTTCTTCTCCTATATAAGAACCATTAATATACATTTTAAATTCATTAGCACCTCTATCAAGTGTATATGTAACAATTCTTGGATTAGTGTCTGTTTCAGAATAAATAATATCTCTTGCAGAACCGTTTGTATCTTTTACTTGATGTTCGTGTGATAACCATTCAGTTCTTCCATTTGTACCATTTAATTTTAAAGCACCATATATATCGTGTGATGTTGCTTTTTTATAAGTCATATAAAGGCTCCAGCTATTTTGTGTATTTGGTATGTCTACATCAATACTGAAATTTAACCAATCATTAACAGCTTGAATTGACATTATACCAGTTCCAAAAATACCTTCTTTTAGAATAGGCTGTGA